TCGCGCCTTTACCGCTCTTAGAAGCTTCTCCGCCATAAGGACGACCGACCTTCTTAGGGCCACCGATGTCGACGCGAATAAGACGATCGCGTGGAGACTTGATCGTCTGGACTACTAGCTTCGTCTGTGGAGCTGGAGCAGATAGCCCGCTCATCATGAGCTGACCAGCTAATCGCGCAGACATAGGCTGAGCGCGATCTCTTACGAGTTGCTGATACTCCGCGGGGAATGAACCCAGAAGCCCGATAAGATTCTTAAACTCGTAAGGATCGACAGTAATGGCATAAGTGCCGCGGCCGCTTTTATCTGCCATTCTGCCTCTCCAAGATCTCTATAGCTGTTAATAAATCTTCCGCCGTCTGCCATTCGCTCATCGGAATCTGGGTCGCTATTGCGACTTCGACGATGATCCGATTTAAGCTTCCGACGGGCCAGCTTTTGGGTCTGACTTCTTACTGTTAATTCCTTCTACAGTTTCGACCCAGATCTCGAAAGGCTTAACAGGATTCCCAGCTGCTTCGCGCTTCATAGCGTGATAAGCCAAGAATGTAAGCCCTTCGAGTCCAAGCTTCGATTCTGCTTCGTTTACTGTTGCGTTAAACTTTCGTTCCCATTTAACCCATTCTGGTAACGCCGCCACATAAGTAACGACGTCTCCCGATAGGTACTGGACTTCTAGTTCTAGCTTCATTTATTGCTCCCGATTCTGTTTATTAGCTAAATGTCTCTGTAGGTGTTCCCACGACTGTAAAGCTCATGCTAACAGTCTGAGCGTCTGGCGATGATCCGCCCACGCTTGGGAATAGTGGAAGAACGTTAAATGCGAAGACTGCGCCTGTAACAGCTGTAAGCGATACCGCTAGAGTCGTGTTAGGTGCTGTCTCTGCCGCTGTCCATAGAGCTTCGCAGAGTGAATCCGCTGCGCCCCAGTCTGCAAGCATTTCGACGTCGAACGTCCACTGTGAATCGATCGACTTATAAGCCTTCGAGTAAAGAGTGTCGTAAGTTTCGATAGTGACGTCGCATGAGAGCGTCGCGCTTGTCGCTTGCTCGTCGTAGTTCTTAGTCGCGATCGTCATAGCGAGATCGCGTCCAGTAATGACGGTCGTGGCCATTGTTTCTCCTTAGTTTGTTTGTGTGTAATAGGTCGAAAGCTGAATCTCACCCGCGAGAATCTCTGACGCGCCTATCGTTAACGGAATCGGATTCGATACGTCTCCGACTTCATACCCTGACGGAACGGCCGCCAGAATGCTAATTACGAGCTTCTCCCAGTTATCGAGTGCGCTCTGATTATCGTAGATCGCTACGCCTACGCTTATTACTAGGTTTACCTTTAGCTTTACGTTCGCCTTACCCAAGAACGTCGGCTGTAAATACGGAACGCTCGGAGTCACTGCCGCGAATGGCACGATCGGAGCTTCTGGAACTGCGTCGTAAGTGTTAGCCGCTACTCCTTGGATCGCTGTCTTTAGCGGAGTGCGTACGCTCGTAAGAATAGAAGAAGCTGGCACGTTAGCCGCCGATCATTACGTCGACATCTATGTAATTACCTAAGAGGCCGATTACACGATTCTGGAGACTGCGGCCCATTCTGTAGGGCGAACTCTGGAAGTCTACGCCTTCGATCTGACCGCCCGCAGCTGTGCGAGATTGGAAGACTTCGATAGATACGGCGTAAATAGCGGACTCAATCGACGCGTTTCCGACGTAGAGAGTCGCAGCTGAATAGCCGCTAAGGGTTGCCATGCCGTTCGGGATAATCTGGCGACGTGTTACGTTCGTCGATGTAAGAGCGGCAGAGAATGAAGAATCTGTAACGACTGTAAGAGTGTGAGTGGCTGTAAAGGGAGCTGGAAGTCCAGTAATAACGATCGACTGTCCTATGACAAAAGGGTGCGTCCGACGAGTAAAGAATGTCGCGACGTTAGTGTCCAGCTCGTACTCGATTACAGCTGTCGAGTTCTGAATGAGCAGCGGGAGAATAACTTGCTCCGCTGTGTCGATGATGTCGTTTAAGTAAGCGTCGTCGTAGAGAGAAGAGCTAACACCTAAGACGGATCTTAGCTGCGAAGCTGTAATGATGTTAGGCATTAGCCCTTCCCTTCTACTGCTCGCCTAGCTCGGGAGCGAACTAGGCGATGATCGATTTATTCGGATTACGCCTTGTTATTGTGGAACGCGCCAGCTGCGATCTTGGTCGCTAGTGCGCCGTAACCGTAGTAGCCGACAGTAATTTGGCCAGAAGCGATTACGTCCGCGCGTAGGCGGAAAGTAGGTCCTTCGTACCATGTGAAAGCGTCTGGGTTAACGATGAGCATAGAACCGTCGACGTCTGTCGCTGCTAGTGATGGATCGACGTATAGATCGAGTCCCGCCACTGTCCCACGAAGCGAAGTAGGCGTAGCCGATCCCGCTTGGTTCATAGGATTAGTTACTGTCGAATAAATTGGACGCCCAGCGTCGTTAAGTGTCATCGCGTTACTCCACTGGCCTGTGCCCATGATGATGTTACGAGCGAAGCCATTAGGAAGTCCAGCTGTAGCATTGTAAACAGAAGCAGCACCGCGAGCGACGAAGCCGAGAAGCTCCGCAGCTGTTGGATAAGTTGCTGTAGTAGTTGCGTCGCCTGTAGCTGTTGAGTAGATAAGTCCAGAGACATAAGCGTTCTCGGCCTTGGCCTTAGCTGCTGCCATGTTGCGGATTAGTTCCTCGAAGAATGCTGGAGAAGTACGATCTAGCAATTCGACAGAGAATGTCTGTTGTCCAGCGAACTTCTTTACTGGAACAGTAATGAAAGCGGAGTTCTGATCTGTCTCTGAGAATGCAGCGTCTTCGTTAGCTACTGCAACCGTAGGAGCTACGGTAATTTTCGGAATCTCGAAACTCATGCCCGCGTCTGGAAGTGTTCCGCGAGAGATTGCGTCGATTGATGGACGGATAAGTGTTGAGAGTCCGTTAACTACTTCTGCCATCTGGCGAGTAGGAACGAGTCCCGCGTTATCTGTTGTGTTATCTGCTGCGAGAACGTACTGGCGAGCTGAATCGTCGCCCATCGCTGCGCGAATTGTGTTCTCGACGTACTTGGCAGCTGTGAACTCCAAGCGTGGCTTAGTAAATGATCCGCCTACGATTGGCTTCGCTGCGGCTGTTGTTGACTGAGCAGCTTCGACCGTCTCGACGGTTTCCGCGTTTGTGACGGTGTTGTCCACTTCGTCTCCTTCTGTTGTTGGTGTTACTTCCTCTTCCACTGTGGAATCGGAGATCTCTTCGGCGACTTCTTCGCCTTCTGTTGCAGCGACTTCGCTAACACGAGCCGAGCGGACTGCTGGCTCTGTTACGAGTGCGACGCCAGTTAATTCTCCAGCGAGAACGCGCATAGTGCCGTCCTTCTGCATGATGTAATCGTCTACAGCTAACTCGATCGAGAATCCATCGCGTAGTCCGTCCATCGCTTCGGTAAGCGCGTCCGTTCCCGCTGTAGTGTTCGTAATCTTAAAGACTGCATTAATTGAGTTAGTAGATTCGTCTAATTCCATCTCTAAACTTTTTCCGATCGGTCTAGTTCTGTCATGCTCTAAATTAAGTCGAACTGGAGCTGGCTTAATAGAATCTTTAGCGAAGATTACTTTTCCAGTCGAGGCGTTAGCGGCTTCCTCGAATGCGACGATTCGCCCGCTGATAGTGCGAGAGTTAGAGTCCGCCGCCGTTATGTTCATTGGTGTAGTGATTTTCATAGAAGTAGATCCTCTTCTTCGCGGATTTCTTCGATCGACATCGCGCCGATTCGATTAAGTATTTCGTAAACTTGCGCGCGCTCGTAAGGATTGCCACGCAAGAAGTCGTCTAGATCGAACTTAACATCTTGTCCTAGTGGAGTGAAATCACTAAGGCTCATTCGCTGTTCGATGCATGTCATAAGTGGACGTAGCGAATAATCTACTAACGAACGACGTTCGCTAACTGCATTCGAGTAAGTAAAGCTATTAGGCTCTGCACTTGCGAAATAAGCGGGTAATCCCGCGGCGCGACATAGTTCGAGAGCCAGGTATCCCCGGGCTTCATTGAGCTGTAAGTTCTTAGGATCATAACCGACTGTCTCGATACTTACGTCACCGTTTAAGAATGTAACAGCTTTAGAAGTGCGATTCTTAAATGCTGCTACTAACGCAGCTACACGATCTTTCGGAAGTGCTACGCCAGAGTTCTTTAGAATTGTCTGCGGATTTGGATTGATCGCAAAGTCGTACGCTGTTTTCTCTAACGCCGAAGCTGCGCGAATAGTGCGGCCAGCGCGATTTAAGATTCCTTCATCGAGTCCAGTAAAGACGACTAATTCGCTCGGATCAATGTAAAGGCCATCGACTGCATAAGCGTCGATCTCTGTTCCGTTGCCGTTAGTCTGAACAGTTACGCGAAGAGGATCGATTCTTTCCATCGCCTGAATGCGTCCAGTGTCGGCGTAGCGTTGCATAACACGCGCGTATCCATAACCGTAGAACAGAATGTCTTCGGCTAACCATGACCAGAATGCAGAGCCAGCGATTCGCGGATCTGGCTGATTTATAACTCTTGGCTGTTGCACTCTTTCGCCTGTTGCGATGTTGCGAGTGTGCATCTCGAAAGATCCGAGAGTCGTACAGATTATGTTACGAGCGCGAGCTAACGCTGGAACGCCCATCGCCTCGGTACGAGTAGCGGTCTGATTACCCATAATGTAATAGCCGCCGAGAGAGTTAAGAGTGTTTACAGGGTAAAGCGACTCGGCTGCTTCTATGGTGATCGAAGCTTCTGCGGACGCAGCTTTAACCGTCGGAACGAATAAATCGAATAATCCCATGCCACAATTCTAGAGAAGCCGATACACCTAGCCGACCATGATGTCAAGATCCATCGGTGGGCGTGTCGCGTAATGCGTGACTAAGGCCGTCGCAACCGTCGCGCATACAGTCGACTGAGAAGCTCTCCGCCCGATAGTCCAGCCACCATCTCCGAACGGAAGTCTCGCAGCTGATAAGATCTGCTTGGAGAGTTCTGTCTGTTTCGGGTCGTGTCGTAATCTCTTCGATGTGATCGCTCCTAACAATTCGTCGCAAGCTTGACCGTACAGTGCGCCGTCGATGTCCGAGATCGGGATTCCCGCTGGAACTAATCGCGCAGCTATAGCCGAAGCTGTTCTCTTAGAATAAGCCACTGTCTCGACTGGATACTGCTTTACATAGGGAGCGATGTCGTTCGCGATCGCTTTATCGTCCAAGTTAATCGGGTTATGCCAAGTGTGTAAGAGTTTTACGAAGAATCTTTCGTCGTCGATTTGTTGGGCGGCCACTAATGCGGCGTCGCGACGATTCGGACTTACGTCGATGCCCAGCCAAGTCGTCTTCTCTGGATCAAGCTCCAAGCCTTCTTCTCCACACTGATTCCATTCCTCGGCTGGAATAGCTGCCGAGATCGTAGCGACCCAGCGACATAGGACTTCCGTCTTTACGACATCTGGCGGATCGTTAAGAACGGCCCGAATGTTATCGATGTGGATAGTGTGACCGAGTGCTGGATTAGCCATCGCCGCGCCTTTCCAGAACGCGGGCGAATCGTCGATCTTCTCGTAATTACTCGAATACTCATAGTAAGCGATGTCGTCGCCTTTAGCTGCGGACATTCCACGCTCGCGCAGCTGATTAAGAACGATGGAATGCTGATCTCCCGCATTCGATAGCGTCCAGAGCTGCGGCGACTTCGCGGCCATCATCGTGTAACGAAGAGAAGCCCACGTCGATTCATCTTTAAGCTCTCGGGTCTCATCGACGAAGACGGTCTCGGGCTTGGAAATACCGCGAGCAGCTGAGCCGCCAGCTTTAACCATGTACCGACCGCCGCCGAACTCGGATTTAAGCTCGATCTCTTCTGATCCATGCGCCCAGCGGATTCGCTTTACTTGTCTGGCCAGATGTTCGTTCTCTTCGATGATGTTAACGAGATCTCGAAACGTCTCTAGAGATGTAGTAAGTCGATGAGCTGTTCCGATCTGGAGTCCGTCGTGCCATAAGAAGAGACCAGCAAGAGCGCGAATCTTCATAAGCGTAGTCTTACCATTCTGGCGCGCGACGACGACAGTTACTAAAGGGTGCGCCCAGCGTCCATCGGGCTTATACCGATGAGCTTCCATCGCGACCCATCGCTGCCAAGGTAGAAGCGGAAGCTTGATGGAATCGGCGAAATCGATTAGATCCTGTCCCCTAGTCGGTAGATCTAAGAGTTTAGAGTGGATTCTGGGAGTCGGAGAGCCTAGATAGAGTCCTGTAGTTCTCTCGGTAGCCGATGTAGGGCTATCTAAGACCTTTTGAGGCTTCTCTGTACCTTCTGAGTCCTCTTTAGGCCTAGTCATGCTTTATCGAGTCGTTTGGTGGTGAAAGAAGACCTC